GCTTTGTCATGGTCTGAGCGCGCTGCTGAAGACAAGGTCGTCTTGGTTCGCGGAATCACCCCAGCGTTAGCGTCAATCATTAAGCAACCGTGGATCAAGCTTTTTCTTAATGAAGTCGCGGTCTTCACAGGGCAAGGGGATGCCGCTGACGATCAGGTTGACACTGTCTCGGGTGGCGTGGAAATGCAATCGAAGCGCGGCGGGAGGATACACGCATGGTAGAACAATCATCAGCGATAGAAGCTCTGCTGGTCACCACGGTTTTAGATATCCGCCCCGACGATTCGGATCTAACGATCGCGCTCAAACAGATCCGCTCGCGCGCGTACCGCTACGTCATTTTCGACAACTATTATCGCGGCCGGCATTATCTCGCGTTCGCCACTGACAAATTTCGCAACGCCTTCGGAAATCTGTTTCGCAAGTTCGCGCTGAACATGTGCCCGGCCGTCTGCGACGCCGTCAGCGATAACTTACAGGTGACCGGTTTTGGCGTTGAGAAAGGCCCGGCGAAGCTCGGTAAGGATGCCTGGTCAATTTGGCAATCGAATCGCATGGACCAGCGCGCCGGCGAGATCCATAAGGAAGTCGTGAAGTCCGGCGATGCCTACGCGATCGTTTGGCCCGACGCCGATGGCGATCCGATTATTTACCCTCAGCCCGCCTCACTTTGCACCGTTTATTACGACGCTGAACAGCCGGGAACAATTCTTTGGGGTGCCAAGTTCTGGCGCGCTGCCGATCGGAGGATTCGCTGCAATTTGTATTACTCAGATCGAATTGAAAAGTACGTCACGCGCAGTCCGAATCCTAACGGTCTGCCAGACAAAGGCAGCTCTTTCATTCGCTTCAAGGTTGATGGCGAAGCGTGGCCGCTGAAAAACGAATACGGAGCGGTGCCGGTCTTTCATTTCGCCAACAACGCGGATGTTGGTCATCCAGGCATCTCCGAACTTGCTACGGTCGTGCCCTTACAGGACGCGCTTAACAAAAGCGTGCTCGATATGATGGTGGCGATGGAGTTCGTAGCGTTTCCGCAACGTTGGGCCACCGGCATTGAATTGACTCTCGACAAGGCCGGTAAGCCCGTTGTGCCATTTACTCCAGGTGTTGAGCGGCTTTGGGGTCTCGAATCCGAGAACGCGAAATTCGGTGAATTTGCGCAAGCCGATCTGAAGAATTTTCTAGCAGTTAAGAAGGACTTCAAGCTTGATATCGCCCTCGTCTCAGGGACGCCGCTTTTCTATTTCAACCTGCAAGACGGCGCGTCAGGGCGGGCCACTTCCGGTGAAGCGCTGAAGACGCTGGAAAAACGGCATGTGAAGAAGGTTGCGGATCGGATGGCCACGTTCGGCAATGTATGGGAAGACGTGATGACGCTGGCCACGCAAATGAGCAGCGGTCGCAGTGCGATTCGATTGACCACCCAATGGAACGATCCATTTGCTCCGACTGCGAATGAACTTCTCACTAATCTGACGTTGAAAAAAGCATTAGGCATTCCTGACGAGCAGCTTTGGAAGGAAGCTGGGTATGCCGACGAAGACATTACGCGGATGCAGCAATTGAATGCGACGCGGCGGCAACAAGCGGTGCAGGACTTCAACGCTGGCATGCTTGGGCAACCGGGTGACGGAAGCCAGGCGTAATGTGATATGTCAGATGCTCTCATTCTCGCCCGTCAGTTTCGCGCGCGGCTGCTACAACAGGATGCTGCCGCCCAGGATGAAATACTGCGCGCCTATGAAAAGGTTTGGGTGCGACTCTCAGATGAGATCGAACGCATAGTCGAGCAGATTCAAACTGCGGGAAGTGCCCCCTCGCTAATCTTCGAACAGCAGCGCCTACAACATCTGCAAGATCAAGTCGCCCTGGAAATCGATCGCGTCTCGTCCTTCGCTTCCAACCTTACAATTCGAAATCAATCAGCGGCCATCAAAGCGGCGCGACTCCAGGCGACGGAATTGATGCGCGCGGCCGGCCGTGATGCTGGGGCGCGTGTCACATTCGCTTCGTTGGCGACGGATGAGCTAACGCATCTGATCGGGATCGCGCAAGATGGCTCGCCGATGCTGGATCTCTTCAAACAGTTGGCGCGACTTCTCAAACTTGAATCAGCGGACCTTATCAAACAAGAACTGATTGCGGGAACGGTCCTCGGAAAGAGCCCGCGCGAAATCGCGCGCGCGATTCGCCGTTCAGTTGACGGCCAGGACTCGCCGCAACAAGATCCCCGCATCGTGCGGCGGCTTAATACTGCCGTGCGAAATGAAGTGCTCGGTTCTTATCGCGAAGCAACGCGGTTGGGCTATGAGCAGAACGCGCAGTTGCTGGATGGATGGGTTTGGACCGCAGTGCGATCGCCGACGACCTGCGTAATCTGCTGGGCGATGGACGGTGAAGTATTCCCGCCTGGCGCGCCGTTTGTCTCGCACATCAATTGCCGTTGCGTGCCGCGTCCTTTACTGCCCGGTCAGTCAGTCGGCGAAACGGGATCGGATGCTTTTGCCAAGCTGGAAATCGGAGTTCAACGATCGATTTTGGGCGACACGGCTTTTAGCGCTTACGAATCGGGCATGTTGGAGCTGAAAGATTTCGTGGGTGTGCGATCGGATTTCCGCTGGGGTGATTCTCGCTATCGGCGCAGTCTGGAAGATATTCTCGGGCGCGGCGTTGTCCGCAAGCTGCGATCGCCGCAATAGTAACTTCGCGCGTAATTGACCTGTGCCGAAAACCAACGTCTTACCCTCCGCGTTTGGAGCTGCGAAGGCGGCTGGGACGATTTGGGACAGCATAGCGACGCCTCACAGTTTGGAGTTTAGGAACTATTAACCTGCCTTTTCCCTCTCTCGTACTCTGGCCTCTCTAGAATCTTTCGCATATTACGCAAATCGCGCAACTTGCTAGTTACAAGCTTCTGGCAGTCCGGTAGTGTGCGGCGCATGGCTGAAGAGAACGACGACAAAGGGAAAGCGGGCGCTGGCGGCGACGACAAAGGCGCTGCTGGTGATGACAAGGGTAAAGGCGGCGGTGCTGGCGACGATAAGGGCAAAGCCGGCGCACCTGCGAAAACCTACAGCCAGGCCGAATTCGACGCGGCTGTAGCTGAGGCCCGTCAGAGTGCGCGCAAGGGGAAACCCGCAAAACACTCGGCCGGTAAAGCGGCGAAGAAAGATGATGACAGCGAAGAGGAATCCGCCGAAATAGTTGAGGCGCGCAAACGCGCCGAGACTGCCGAAGCTCAACTGCGAATTCGCGATGCGCGTGATGCCGTCGAAACCGCTGCAAAGACTGCCGGGTTTTCCAGCCCATCGAAAATCTATCGCCTGCTCAAAGACGAACTGTCATTTGACGACTCAGGCAAGCCCGAAAACGTAAAGGACTTGATCGCGATTGCGAAGCGCGACTTCCCCGAAGAGCTGACGAAGAAAGCTAGCGGTTCAGCTGACGGTGGCGCGGGTGGCCGCGCTGGCGCGGGCACTGGAACAAGCATGAACGACATTATCCGGCGCGCTGCCGGGCGACTGTAAACCCTTCAACCAAGGAGTGTGAATGTCAACTTACGATTCGCTGACCGACCGCAACGCGGCGGATGCGCTTATTCCGGAAGAAATCAGTAACGAGATTATCAAAGCTCTGCCGATGCAGTCGGCGGCTTTGTCGTTATTTCGGCAGACGCGCATGTCTCGGAAGATTCGGCGTATGCCGGTCGTTAACTCGTTGCCTCTGGCCTATTTCGTGAACGGCGATACCGGCCTGAAGCAGACGAGTGAAATGGATTGGACGAACAAGTATCTCGAAGCGGAAGAGATCGCGGTCATCGTTCCGATCCCTGAAGCCGTGCTTGACGATTCCGAATTCGACATGTGGGCGGAAATCAAACCGCTGATCGTGGAAGCCTTCGGCATTAAGCTCGACGGCGCGATCATCTTCGACGTAGACCGGCCGGCGAGTTGGGGTCCAGCGATTGTTCCCGCTGCGCACGCCGCAGGCAGTGAGTTCGTCCGGGGATCAGTTGTCGATCAGCCGCTCGATCTTGATATCAACGATCTAATGAGTTTGGTCGAAGAAGACGGATACGACGTGAATGGTTTTGTGGCGCGTAAGCGGATTAAAGGTTCGCTGCGCGGTCTGCGTACTACCACTGGCGAGTTGATTTTCCAACCGTCGCTGCAAGCGGATACGCCCGATTCAATCTATGGCGAGAGGGTTCAATATCTCGCGAATGGCTCCTGGGTTAATGCCGATGCGGACTTGATTGCCGGCGACTTTATGCAGGGCATCGTTTGCACGCGTCAGGATTTAACTTGGAAAGTTTTGACTGAATCGGTCATTTCCGACGATGAAGGCAAAGTGATTTTGAATCTTGCACAGCAGGATTCAGTTGCGCTCCGCGTCGTTGGTCGCTTTGCCTGGCAGGTGCCGAATCCGGTCAATCGGATGAACGCGGACAACGACACGCGCTATCCATTCGCAGTGCTGCGGCCGGTCGGTTGGACACCGTAGTTAAATTTTGAGATGCACCCTGCGTGGCGACGGGGCGGCAAAGAGGCGTAGTAGCTCTACGTAATCAGCCGCCCCACCCTTTCCCGAGACAAGAGACAAGGAGATTTCCGAAATGCTGAAAACACGATTTCACGCTCGCACTTTTGTTGTTGTCGCGGCCTTGCTGGCGCTTTGCACGATCGCGATTGCCAACTACAACCTGCAACGCGGCGGTGGCGAGGTAAGAGTAGAAGCTGACGGCAGCACTACCTTGGCGTCTGCCGCCACCAAAAAGACGAATATCAAAAGCGGGACCAAGACGGTGGTATTCGACATTTCCAACGTCACCGACCTGGCCACGCGTACCGATTATTTTCCGAACTCCGATACGCACATTCCTATCGCTTCGCAGTTTCTAACTTTCACCGGTCCTACCATACCGCGCACGTTTACGCTTCCCGATGCGGCCACTACGCTTTGCGGCACGAATGCCGTGTGTACCGGATACCAGGCAGCTTTAACCAATCCGGTTGTTGGCGCTGGTTCGGGTTACAAGATGGCGCGCGGCGTCGCCACGATTACCGGATCGGGAACCGTTGTTACGGGATTGACAACCGTGGTTTCCGTGACGGCGACTATGCAGGAAGATTTCTCGCTCACCAACGGCATAGGCGCTTCGGGCAGCATTGGCGATCAGGCCGGCTCCCCGGCCGCTGGTTCAGTAATTCTCAAAGTCTGGAAGCCTACTGCGAATAATGACACGACGCCGGTTGCTTCGGGCGCGGCGGTGCATGTCAATTGGATCGCAGTCGGCACTTAATCAAGGCGAAGAATTCTCTTGGAGGGGAATTGCAATGGCTGAATACGTCCGGATTCAAAAGGGTGGCCGCGAACTCAGTGTTCCGCGCAAAGCCTTCAACTCGGTTTACAAAGAGAAGGGCTTCGAATTGGTTGATGCCGAGCAGAAGGATTCATCTGACGGTGGATCGAGCGCTAAGGGTAAAAGTGGATCGTCCAGGAAGAGCTGATGCCGGTTGAAACCATCATCGATGCTAACGACTTGCGAGCGAAGTTCGCGATTGCTTCGCAAATCCTTCCGGCGCAGTTGACGCCGTGCGTTGAGGACGCCAGCCGCATGCTTCGCAAATGGGTTGGCGCTGCTGTTTATGAAGATGCCGCGTCAGAAACGCCCGACGATGAAGATCGTGCTTCGGCTCTGTTTTCCGCTGAGACCTATCTGTCGATGTACTTCGCGCTGCTGAACACCGGCGCGCGGATTCGCAAGGATGGCGTTGTTAAGTCTGAGCAGGATGCTGCCGGCCCACTCGGCGGAAACATCGTCAACCAATTCTATTCGCCGGATGAGCTGATCAAGTTGCGCAGACAGTATTACGAGACGGCCGAGAGCGTCGCCGCTGATTTCATGCAAGCGACTTCCGGCGCTGGCATCGGCGCTGCGACCGTGACGATGCAAGGCGGGTGGCGTAGCAGGAATAATTCTCCTTGGGACGCTTCCGATTGGGAAGCGATTTAGCTCTTTGAATATCGAGATCAAAATCGGCGCGGACCTGCCAAAGCTGACTGAGGGCATCAACTCGGAAATCGGCGACGTGGCCTGGCAGATTGCTGCTGGTGTTGAGGCTGAAGCCAAACGCTTGATGGAACACAGCGTTCCTACCGGCCGCACTTATCGCCGAGGCGAAATCAACAAAGCGGCTTCGATTCCGCTGCTTCGCATTGGTCTTCAATTCAGCAAGCGACGGCAGGGCCAGGTGGTAGCCGGTTATCGATTCCATCGCGCAAGCGCACCTGGCGAGCCGCCTGCGGTTGACCTGGCTAATCTGGTCAATTCAATGCGCGCGAAACGCACCGGTCAGATGTCGGCAGAGTTAGCAGTCAATGCCTCGTACGCTGGCTTTCTTGAGCCGCCGTTCGAAGGTGAATCAGGACTTCAAGGGTTGTTGAATCGTCCGTTTCTTGCGCCTTCAATCGATTACGTTTTAGAGCATGTGCTATGACGAATCTCGAAACAGCGCTTTATCTGATTGCGAAGGCGGCGATCGACGCGGCCGCTGAGGATGCGGCGCTCTTTCAAGTCGAATTGCTTTCGACGGTTTACGCGCCGGCTACGAAGGCGCGCGCAATTCGAATAGGCGATTCGAACGCCGATTATTCCCCACTAAGTGGCGGTCAGATCGAAGAGTTTGATGTCCTTGGAAATCTCGAAATTCTTTCACGGCCGGAAGATGACACGCCTGATGCTTATGTCGCCGCGCGGGAAGATGCAAGAGCAATAGCGTTGGCGCTGGCTAAAGTTCTTTTTGATGACGGGACGTTAGGCGGTCGAGTTCAGGATTCACGGATACTTGGCGGCGTTAGCGGCTGGGGCAGCGTGAAAACGCAAGTACATCGAATCGTCAGGTTGCATCTGATCGCGAACGAGACGGGCGCTTACAGGAGAGAGTGAGAATGGCAGACGATAAAAACAAATCGAAATCCTCAATCGAGGAAACGAGTGCGGCGGCTTCCGCTCCTGCGAGCGACACCGGCGTGAGGGCTGACGCCGCTCCTTCTGAATCTGCTTCCAAGCCGGTTCGGAAAGTGAAGTTCGCTGTTGAGCAGAAGTCGCCCACGCTTGAAATCGGTCATGGCGAATATAACCGCAAGTTCGTCGCCGACGATCAGCCGTTCGAAGTTGACGAAGAAGAATTCGTTGTGCTGATCGGAACGGGTCTTTTCGTCGAAGCCTAACAGGAGAATTGAATGCCGACACCGCAACATACCAGTCAGCGAAAGTTTTGGCGCTCGCGAATTCCTCAGACCGATTACAACACCGCAACATCTGTCGCGGGCGGCGGGGCAGCGAACTTCAAACAGGTGATCGCCAAGGATAAGAACCTGGCGAGCGCCGCGCCCACTCTCGCGGATAACAAAGACTACGCAACGGGCAGGCCGAACGCCACCGAGCAATGGATCGTCGCGCATGATGCTCAGCGCGCGTTCGAATACGATTTGTGCTTCGAAGAGATCGGACGCGCTTTGCTGTTGGCGCTCGGTAAAGTCGTGACGACTCAGCCGGACGCGATTGGTTCGCCAACGGTTTATCAACACGTCTTCTCGCCCATGGATGTTTCAGTCTCGCGTCAATTGCCGGCGACCACGCTAGTTGAGACGCTCGGCAGCGCGATCGATCGCAAGTTTCCCTCTATGGTTTCTGCGCAGTTGGGGTTCAAGGGTGAGGGTTCCGGGCGACTTGCCGTTTCCGAGCAGTTGCAGGGTTCCGGCAAATTAATCACACCCTCGGGCTTGACCGGGGCTGATATTGCTGGATGTAACTATGCTTACCAGCACGAATGTACGCTGAAGACCGATGACGGCGCGACCGTTACGAACATGGCTACCGCGCCGCAGCGCGTCAACAGCCACTCGTTCGATATCATTAACCAGATTCTCAATGATGATGGTTATCGGCCAGGCGCCGCGGCATTCCAGACGGCCGTCAATCCAGATAGCGGCGAAGTTCGCACCGAAGCGCTGCTTGGCGATCAGAGTTTTAATTTTGGTTTCAACGTGCGTCTGTTGAGCAACGATGGTTTCCTGGCTTACTTGCTGGCTCAAACAAGCCTGATTCTAACGAACGACATTGTTGGAACGCCCATCGATGGTACTTACAACAGGAAGCTTTCCGTCAAAGCGTACAAAGCACCTTTCAAGGCCGTGCCTCTTGGTGAGCGCAACGGCCTGGTTACGCTCGACATCGCGTCGAACGTTATGTGGGACACAACCAGCGGTAAGAATGTTGAGATCACTTTGATCAATACCGTGTCGAGCTATACGACCTAAGACGCGGATTCGACAGTTGAGGCGCGGGGTCGGCTCGCGTAAACCACCGGTAGACAGCCGGGTTGCTCGATAGCAGAGCAGCCCGGCTTTTTCAATAAACGAAGGAGAAAAATTATGCAGCCCAATGAGAACAGCAGTCAGGACGAGGTAATGCTTTATGACGCCGATGCCGAGCAGCGCATTCCGGTAACCAAGGAGGTGAATGGCGAACAGGTCGTAGTTACTTTCATTCTGGGATCGCAGGATGACAAAGCGTTGAAAGAATACGATCGGTTATGCAATCGCCGCCTGGAAGAAGTCGATGCCAACGAAGCCGGCGAACAGAATGCGATGACTTCTCGCGATAGTGCGGATCAAGCCGCGCAATGGCTCTTCGATGATCGCGCTAGCGGCGTCGAGGGGATAGGCGACGAAGGTCAGGATTTGCCGCCTGACTGGAAACAGATGATCGATGATCGCGACAAAATCGCGGCCATTGACCAAGGGTATCTGGCAACTGGCGAAGTTCCGAAGCCGCCCGCGAAGCCCTGCAAGCGCTTGCCATGGAATTACAAAACCGCAGGCGCGGTAAAAGTCATTCCAATTCGCGCGTACTTCAACGGGTTCGAATTGGAATTAACTCACACCCGAAATGTCGTTCCGTCCGCCGATCAGATGGCTGAGTTCAAGTCGTTGCAGAGCAGCGCGGCGAGCGTTGGCGGTAAACGTCTGGGTCAGCGTGAACTCCTTATCCTGGCGAAGGCCGGTCGCTATGGCGCACTTTACGATTCGATTGGCTATACAGCGGACGGTTACAAAGGACGCGTGCCGCTTCATCACAAGCGCAAAGTCGTT